TCTGAATGGCCGTAAGCCCTGCATTCAGGATATTCGGCATCTGCTGGTCCAGCCCCTGAAGTATGGATCCCAGCATCAGGACGCCAGCTGTAAGCAGCTGAGGCGCCAGCTGCACAAGCCCGGTAAGCAGGGTGGTGACACCTGCAATCACACTTTGTGATATCTGTTCCCGGTTCTGGATAATACCAGAAATCAGGGATTGTATGATTGACATGCCGCCCTGGACCAGTTGCGGCAGATATCCAGTCAACGTCACCAGTACATTGGTCAGCGTCGTTCCTATCTGTTCTGACAGCCCATCCATGCCATCAGCCTGAAATGCCTCATAGAGTTCCTGGCCGGATCGTGCGAACAAGCCCGTCAGATCTGAAACAATTCCTTCACTGCTTTGGAATATGCCTATCCCAAGGTTCTTAAATGTATTGAGACCGCGTCTGACTGACTCCTGCGTCGTATCCGCCATGGTCTCATAAGCTGCGTCCAATGCCCCCGTGTTGGTGGCCATCTCGTTCAAAGTATCGTTCATGAGCTGGCTACCCTGATCAGACGTCAGCGTTAGGACCGTATTCAAGGCCTCGACCGAACCAAATAACTTGGCCATCTTGTCGGTATCCCCTCCGGTAGCCTTTTTAACATCATCCAGAAAGCCTACCAGCCCTTTACTTTGCAGTGCAGCTGTATTAAACTCCAGACCCAGGCTCTTCGCCATCTTTTCAGCCTCAGATGAGGGTTTGATGACATTGGACAACGCTGCCTTAATACCAGTCATGGCCTCACTGGTCCCAACGCCGTTGGCCGTCAGGGATGCAACTCCGGCCAGTAACTGGTCCACACCCACGCCAGCCGCTTTTGCTGTCGGCGCAACACCGCCAATGCTGGACGCCAGTTCCCCAAAGGTTGTCTTTCCTTTATTCTGGGTAATCAGAAACTGGTTTGCCAGTCCTTCCGCGTCGCTGGTAGCCATACCATATGCATTCAGGGTTGATGTCAGCCCATCCACCGCTGTAGTTGTGTCCGTGAATCCACCCTTTGCGGCCTTAACAGCCGTTCCAACCAAATCCACTACCTGGTCGGATTTTGCTCCTGCGGACAGAGCCTGATAGACCGCCTCGTTCAATTCCGACGCGCCCTCTCCCGTGGTGTTGGACAGGCTCATGACCTGACCACTTAATTCATCCATGGTAATCAGGCTGGTATCTACCATTGTGGATACCTTGGCCAGGCTCGTCTCATAAGCTGTTCCCAGGTTGTAGGCTGCTACTGCTCCCGCCCCCATGGCTGCCGTCGTCGCTGCCAGGCCAACGGCAATTCCCTTGATTGAGCCCTTGACGGCCATCTGCCCCAGGGATTTGGCTGCACTCGTGGCATGGGTCGCGATACTTTTAACGCCCATAGAAACACTCTTGAAGGATATCCTCGCGGCCTTTCCCAGTACCTTTCCAAGCTCTGCTCCTGCCCCGATTCCCAGCTTCAGATGGGGCGGAAGCTGCTTGATACCGGTGTCCAGCTTCTCCCTGGAAATTTTCTTAGCCTGTCCGAGCAGGTCTTTGAATCCGGTTTTAGGCGCCTTGAGGCCCTCATCCAGCCCCTTCACGCCATCGGTCAGCTTTTCCTTCCCGACTTCCAGCATCCCATCTCTTAATCCGGCGACCTGCCCCTCAGCTACACCTGCAGCGTTCCCCGCTTCCACTAACGGCTTGGACAGCGCATCTCCTGGCGGCGCATGGATTCCGTTGGCCAGGTTTTCCACCTCGTCTCCTGCGGCCCTTGCTTCTTTCGCCACATCGTTCAGGCCTTCCCCAGCGGCGTCCATAATTCCAAGTTTTGCCTTTACCTCATTGATGCCGTCCGTCAGGTCAGCAAATGGGTTCCTTTCGACATCAAAACCGATGCTCACGACATCTTCCCTGATTATGGCCATATCCTGTCACCTGCCTTTCGCGGCTTTGTCTGCCGCTTTCTTCCTTGCTCCCAGAAGGAGGTCATACGCCGCGTTGGCCTCTTTTATTTCGGATGGCGACATGTCCCAGAATACCGCATGGTAATCCATGCCGGCATCCAGCACAAGACGCCACCCGTCCCATCGCTCTCTAGCCCTTTGTTTTGCCTGCGCCGGTGTCAGTCCCGTTTCGAAACTTGCCGTACATCACATCGCGCCCCCAGGTCGTCACCGCATTGTATTCCTCCATGGTCTCGAAATCATCCGCAGTTAACCCCTTTGGATCCACGATAATGTTGTTCAAAATGTACTGTCCCAGCTTTTCAGTACTAGTGGCGCTGGTTCCTTCAATGTATGAGCTGTCAATCGCCCGAACTGCTGCTGAGATGCCGGAGAACTGTGCCACATACTTCTTCCCGTTGAATTCTTTTTCCACTTCCAAAATAATTAAGGACGGCTATGACCGTCCTTAGTCCACTGTGTAATCAAATACCTGTATTTCAAATTCCCGGTCGGCCAGTTCGGCTCCTTGCTCCATGGTCGGCGGTTTCTTCATCATAGCCCGGGAACCTCCGGTCTTTTCACCGATGGACTTATTAATCACCCAAACATCAAACATACTCTTAGATTTTGCAAGCCCCAACAGGTAGCTTTTTTGCGGGCTGGTGCCCTGCACGGTCAGTGTGATGGTACCCAGCTGATTATTACTCTGGTTCACAACAACATCCCCCTGGGCCCCTACACTGGTAGTAAAATTATCCTCATCCTTCTCGCAGGAAACCATGTCCTCTCCCAGACCCGTAATGTAAACACCGCCTACTGTAATCACACAGTCTTTGGGGTCATATGTTCTTACAT